TTTGGATAACCTCATGTGAGTTCGCCACAGCCAAGACATTGGAAATAGGTATTTGTTTATACACAAGTTTGATGGGCTCTGACCTTTCCCAACCTACGTCGACATTATGTTGCTTATAATATACAATGTACATTATATGTAACAATATTCCCCCGCTTCGTTCCTAGTGCTAAAGGGTTTTTACAAACTATGTTGTGTTTTTCGACTGCCAACAATACAATCTATATCAACCTGTGAGCCCAATTTGTTTGGTGGCTTCCTACCTCTGGGTAGTCGATCAATATGTTACGTGTGCTTCTATACGAGAGCTTTTTCCACAGCGGTATTATAAACTGGCCCGCCAACCTTATGTGTTGGAATGTTTTGCCTGTATGTGTTGTTCTAGAAGTGCCTGTTTAAGTTTGTCTGATCCGCCTACTCTAACATTAATAATACCATTATAGTAATCATCTGTTTCAAGTACACGCCTATCAAACTGTTCTCTTGCCTCTATATAAGACATTTCGCCTCTGCCTTTACAAAAATAAAGTATTTCTCTTGTAAACTTATCTGCGCCTAGTGTTGCAACGTCTGCGTTTAGTCTATCACTGGAGCCATAGTATTCTCTCCAGTCACTTTCTTTAGTTCCGCGTCTTTTGTTTTTCTTGCCTTTAAGTGGTGGCTTAGTAGTTTTAAACTTTGCTAGTTTCTTGCCTATGTATTTCTGGCCTGTAGTGGTGTTGGTAATAAGATAAACAAAGCCTTCATACTCGTCTTGTATTGTGTCGATTGTTTTACCTTTGTAAGTCCACTGCATGAGTATACTTACCGGTGCCTAAGTGTTTTTATCGCCTTTGTGAGTTATTCGTGTTGTTGTGTGATGGTTATGTATTTCATCTGCTCTCATTTTTGCAAATGACCTAATATCTCTTAATGCTTTTCTAACAGACCGATGGGTACGTACAGAATTACGAGATAAAAACTTTTCATTTTCAGAAAAGTATTCTAAATACGCCTTTACTAATTGGTCATGTACATCATCTTTATGGTCTGTCATACTATTACGTCTAAGTCGTTTGCATAGCTAGTGTAACCATTTTCTTTTACAACTCTAAGAACATGATTAACTCTACCTATGAGTTCATCTTTATGGGATATTAAATATATATTCTTTTCTCTATCTCTACCCATCTTCTTTAGGATACTTAACGAGTTTTCAACACCAGCAGTGTCCATACCGCTATCAATAAGCTCGTCAATGAACAATAAGTTAATGTTTTGATATAAACTTTCCCAAACATCACGGAATGCAAAGCTTAATCCTAAGATAAGTCTGTTACGCTCGCCTCTACTCAAGTTATCAAAGTCTAAGTCTTGACCTAGCTGTGTAATTTCTACATTAAGATCATTCTGGAACACTACTTGATGAGGTAAACCGATCTTATCCAAGTAGTATGTTAGTCTATTATTCAAGTATGCTAAGTTTTGATCAATAATCTTCTTACGAATAAAACTATCTTTGTTTGTAAGTAGCTTCATTAGAAACTCTTGATGGTCCTTATAACTAACTAGTTCGTTAACAGCGTTCCAAGTAACGTCTTGCATAGCAGTTTCGTTTAGATCGTTAATTTGTATAGCATACGGGTCATCTTCGTCCTTGGTCCTAGCCAAACTACTCTTTAAATTCTCTACATTGCTTCTGTGCTCATATGCTTCTTTAGCACTTTCATAGTATGTACTAGGCTTACCATTAATATCACCAATCTCGTCGAGTGCAGCAATAACATCAGTACACTTAGTACTAATCTCTGCTTGATATGCAACAGCATCTTGTAATTCTTTAGTTTTTGTGGCTAATATCTCTTGTTTTTTAGCTTCATGCAGTGGTTGATCGCATGCATAGCATAATGCATTGTCTAAACCTGCGATATCTTTAGTAGCAGTATCTACAGACTTGTCAGCACGTAATAGTGCTGGCTCTAATGTGCTTAATTCTTTTTTAAGAGCCATTATTGCATTATTATGATCAGTCCAGTTAGCTAGTTTTTCATGTGCATCTAACTCAGTATCGATATCTAAATGCTCTAGCTCGTTTATACCATTACTAAGGTTTTCGCAATCTTTTCTATGCTTTGCAGTCCAAGCACGTTGTCTTTGTGCAAGTTGTTCAATGCTTGCTTTAATTTTATCATTAGAAGTTTCAATTGCTTCTATCTTTAATGTCTCTTGTACAACAGCATCCTTAGTTTCTTTGATCCTATCCTTTAAAGAGTTAGACTTTTCAGTGAGTATAGTAATACCAAGTAGTTGTTCGATGATTGCACGTTGATCGTTTGCTCTCATACTCAAGAAAGGTTCGGTATATGTGTTTAGTGCTACAATATGTTTGAACATATCGTGACTCATACCAAGTAATTCGTTAATTGTTTCCTGTGTCTTACGTGAATCGCCTTGCGACTCGTCAATTAACTCTTGTTCTCTATCATTAATATAGAATTTAAGGAAATTAGGGCCTCTTCCGCGCTCAACACGGTAGGCTGTAGCGTCCTTTTCAAATTGTAGGGTAACTACCATGCCTTTGCCGTTAGTTTTGTTAATAAGGTTGTTACGTTTGATGTTAGTCAACGCTACCCCATACAATGCATAACTTAGTGCATTAATAATAGTTGTCTTGCCTGTACCATTCCGACTTCCACTATCATCACCACCTTGGTCTAGATTCTCACCTAGTACAAGAGTCAATTGTTGCTGATCAAAATCTACAGCCTGGGTCTGATTGCCCACGCTCATGAAGTTTTTTACTGTTAGGTCTTTAATTTTTATCATTCGAGTCCGTTATAAATGTCCATAAGGGTTACTTTATTAAAATCAACAGTGTCTAATTCTGCAATTTCACCTGCTACGATTTGATCTACACTAACAAATGCTGAAATATCTAAGTCTGTGGTTATTTCATCAATTTGCTTCTGAGGAATTAGTGTAAGTTCTCTGCATTGATAGTCTTTAACAAATGTTTCTTTGATAAAGCTAGCTTCTTCGTAAGATATCGGCACATCAATAGTAACACGCAAATACATCCTAGGTTTAATTAAATTTTCAGTATCTTCTAGTAATGCTCGCAACCCAATTGTACGATATTTTGGACAATCAGGCCAATTAATATATTCTGGCTCTTTATTGTTCTCACGATCTAATATCATCATGCCTCTGTCGTCATCCCACGTGTCTGCATAGTTATGAGGCATAGCATTTCCAATATAACTAATTTTTCCTTGATGCTGACGCTTGTGAAAGTGTCCACTAAACACATATTCTTGATGTTTAAAGTGTTCTGCTCTAAGATCTCCGTGATCAGGCATCTTAACAAGTGCATTCATATAAAAACTAGGCAATTCAAAATGCCCAAACAAGTATTTTGACTTAATATTACTAATTTGCTTCCATTCATCACCTACTAACCAAGGAACGATAGTTACATCCTCAATTGTAGTGATTTCATCTATAAAAGTAATACCCGGAATGTGTTTTGCAAACGCAGTACTATTAACATCACGCTTATCTTTGTAGTATAAGTCGTGATTACCATCAAAGAAGAAAAACTGATCAAATGCTTGACCTAGTTTTTCCATAGAGCGTATAGTAGCGTCCATTGTAGTTAGATTTAATGAATTTCTATTATGATGCCAGTCACCACAAAAGATTCCAGTCTCGCAACCGTTATCTTTTGCAGTTTGTATGTACCAATCAATAAAATCCTCACAATCATCGTTATGAACGCGACTATTCCCCTTTAAACCAAAGTGAATGTCTGTAAAGACTGCTGCTTTTTTAAACAAATCCAGTATACTCCAATAATAGTAATCCTATAGTAACATTATATAGTATTTTTGTACGGCTGTCAACCTCTATTTTGAAGTCTTATCTGTAAACACACTTTGACCAGCATCTTCATTACGTTTCACACTAGCTTCCCATTCGCCTTGGTGCTGTCTAGTATAACTTGGATTAAGATCATTCATTTCTAAAATATCATCTCGAATATTTTGATTACGCTTTTCGATATTAATAACACGTACAAAGCTATTAGTAACAGCCGCAGTATAGTATGCGAACGGATTTTGACTTTTTGATTCATCAAATTGTAGTCCGATTTGTGTTAGCTGTAAAATTGCTTGTCCACGCATTTCATCGTTGTATGTGTAACCACGTACATTACCTCTAGTTGCATATCTTTCACACAACTTAATCCACATCATAGCTAGTTCGTTAGTAGCCTTTCCGTGCGATTTTGAATAATGTCCATTATCCATACCACCTACCCAGTGACTTTTACCTACAACCTGTAACTCGCCTTCGTCATCAAACTTATAATGGACAAAAGGAGGAAAATTTAGTTTTTCCTTAGTGTCAGCAATGGTTTTTGGATTTTTCTTACGACCGGGCTCTTCAGGTATGTGGTCAAAGTCCATAATTCTAAAGATAATCTCTTCTTTAGTGATACTTTTATAAGGGGTTTCACATTCTGCTTGTTTAACTTTTTCACCAGCCATCTTTCTGCGCTCGTACTCTTCCGAACTAAGTCTTTTAGCTTTATTACGCTTTGCTTCGGCAATGGTTCTAATATTAATTTTATCTACATCTAATAAAATTATATCATAGTCACCGTGTTCAGGCGCTGTGTAGCTGTTAAACGTATTTTTAGACTTGTGTATTTGCTTTAATATATCTTTATTATTTAAATAGTTCTTTTTTCTCATGTTTGCTCCAGGCTATTAGTATATATACTATTATAAACTACTATGTTAACTTTGTCAACTAAATACTAGTGGAGATTTAAAAATAATGGCATTATCAGGATTTAACCAACTTACAAGCAGAGTTGCATCAGCAGCAAATGACGTTGCAACTACAGTATCGACTATTAATTCGTTTACGGGCGGACTTGGAAACACAAACTTGAATTCAATTGGCAGAACAGCAAATGCAATTGGAGCAGGAGCAAATGTTATATCTGCTGCACAGGGTTTTTTATCTGGATCCGGAAGTGCAAGGCAATTAGGCAGTGCAATACGAATGATGGGAAATGCTACTCAGGGAATAGGGTATAATGCTGCACCTGGTGACAGGTCTGTAAAAAAAGCAATACTATCTAGAAATATTACAAACACAACTGAAGGAGATTGGAGAGTATCTATAAGTGTTCCAAGCAACCTTTTGGGAGGAAACATTTTGCGCCCGTTATTTACTTTACAAAATACAGGCGGCCCACCTGGACAAATGTCATCAGTTGGCAGAATGATATTTCCTTTTAACCCTACTATACTGTTAGGACACAGTGCCAATTATACTCAAATAGCACCAACACATACAAATTATCCATTTAATGCTTACCAAAATAGCCAAGTAGATAACATAACAATTACTGGCGAATTTTATGTTGAAAATGAAGATGATGCAAAATACTGGGTAGCAGTATTGCACTTCTTAAGGACAATAACTAAGATGTATTATGGCGATAGTAATCCACAAGGCAATCCACCACCAGTTTGTCGACTAAATGGTTACGGAAAACATGTATTAAATGGCATACCAATAGTAGTGCAAAACTTTACTACTGACTTACCAGCTGACGTTGATTATATAGAATGTCAAGTAGACGGCGAACGTAATTTTGTTCCAACACAGTCTCAATTTACAGTAACAGTGATGCCAACATACTCAAGAAGGTCAGCTGCTAAATTTAATCTTAACCAATTTGCTAAAGGAGATTTTACTGGCGGCGTTGAGGGATTTGTATAATGTCAAAAACTTATAGCCTTTATGCAAACACACCAATAACATCAACAGGATATTTAGATATACTTGTTCCTAGACCAGTACCAGTTGCATCTGATGATGTACTATATGAAATACTTCCTGCATATACATATCGTCCTGATTTGCTGGCACATGATTTATATGGCCAAAAAGAGTTATGGTGGATATTTGCACAACGTAATTTAGATATATTAAAAGATCCAATTTTTGATTTTGTAGCAGGTACACAAATTTATCTGCCACAAGGAAATAATTTAAGAAATACACTAGGAATTTAAATGGCATCGTTTTTTAGTACTGTTAAAAAAATTAATAAAGTTGCAAGCACAATCTCATCTGTTAAAAGTGTAACAAATGCAGTACGTAGCGGAAGCAATAGAAGTATTACCTCTTCAGTACTAGATATAGCAGATAAACAAAGAAATGTTAATAGTCAAATTAATGATATTAGCGGATTCAAATCTAGTTTTTCATTAAATGGCATTACTGCTCCATCTTTAGGTAGTTTTGCTTCGTTTGGATCACTTGGCGGCAGGGTTAATAATATATTAAGTGCAGCACTTGAACTTGAAGGAATAGTTAATTCACCTATTAGACTATTAAGTCGAGGAGCTGATGAAATTTATGATTTAACTGGAGGAAGATTTGATACTTTGCGTAAGCAAGTTGAAAATTTATCTCAAATAACAGCATTTGACAAATTTATTAATAATAACTTTTCTGATCCACGAGATCCTATAAAAAAGACAGGCGCTAGTAAAAGCCGAATTCCAAATCCTCTAAGAGATTATAGTTCTTATAACTATAAAATTACACTAGGCATTTTAAGTAATAGCGAATATAATAACCCAGAGTCATACCGTAGTAGAGGCTTTGAAACATATATTATAAAAGGAACTGGCGGCGATTTAGGAAAAAGAACGCAAGTTGATCAAGAAATGATAGCTACTCCTTCGGGACACGGCGAATACTTTATAGAAGATTTAACTTACGAAGGCGTTGTAGCACCAAATCCTGCAACAGGCGTAACGCTAGGCACTACACTTAATTTTAAAGTTGTTGAGCCATTTTCCATGGGCAACTTTGTTGAATCAATAACAGTTGCTGCTAAACTATCAAATAACGGCAAAGGTTATAAGAGTTATTTTAAAGCTCCATTTTGTATTAGAATTGATTTTTCAGGGTGGATTCCAGAGTCAACATATAGCGTAAGTCAACCTCCAATATACCTTCCAATTATGATAACAAAGATGGATATGCGGGTTACTGGACAAGGATCTGAATACGATGTATCAGCAGTTGCATTTAGTGAACAAGCATTATCAGATCATGCAAATAAAGCTTATACCCAAATAAAAGCAGTAGGCACATTTGCACATGAAGTTTTACAAACTGGAGACAAATCTGTAGCATCGGCTCTTAATAAAAGAATAGAAAAATTAGAAGATAGTAATATTATCCCAGGTTATGATAGATTTATTATCTGTTTCCCAAAAAATTCAAACAGTATTTCAACTTACCTTAAAACGGGTGTATCTAAACCTGAAGATAAAACAGCATTACAATCAATAGTAGAAGCAAAAGGCTCGTCTGTTGATCCAAAAAATATGAGTAAAGAACAACTAGAAGATTATTTTGGAAAGTTAAATAGGAAACAATCAAATACATCAGCTAGTGCAACAAAGCCAGTAACTGGAATGTTTGAAACATTATTAGCCTTTGCAGAAGATCAAAGCCAAATGAATGAGATTGGAAAATCTCCGTTAATTAAAGAATCAACAGCAGGTGGTGATCAAGCAATGGCATCAATGAGTGGTACATTGCAGTCAGAAATTACACCGGACACAGAACTTGGAGATTTACAAAATCAATTTAATGCTGGTGCAGATATCACAGAAGATTTTGATAATCCTTGTGGTCCAGAACTAGTACCTCAACCTGGCCTAAATGAAAAAGACGCTGCTAGCTCGCAGACTGCTGAATTTGCAAGACAATACGCATTTCAGAAGGATGAAAAGATTGTTACTATTATTGAAAAGGTATTGTTAAATTCAGAGTTTTGTAAAGCAAGTGCTTCGGAAGACGGAGACGAAAATGGTATTAGACGCTGGTTTAGAATAGATACACAAACATTTTTAGAAGAAAATTCAAAAACTGAAGAAGCACTTGGCAGACCTCCTATGGTGTATGTATTTGCAATTTATCCATATGAAGCTGACGAAGCAAAGTTTTTAGGACCCAACGAAGTACCTAAAAACACAGCTGGATTGCGCGAGTCTGCAGCTAAAGAATACAACTATCTGTATACAGGTAGTAACGAAGATGTACTAGGGTTTGATATTCAATTTAATACTTCGTTTATGCGAACTGCTATGGGTAACTATGGAAATAATGCAGGCTCCGAGCAAACTGGTACTGCCAATAAAAAAGTTATAAAATCTGAACAACCTGCAAATGCAAAAAATGTTGCTGGTGAGACAACTCCGGCAGTAGAACAATCAGGAGAAGCTCGTTCGGCTGTACAAGAAGTTACACAAAATCCTACAGGCAATGCATCTAGAGATTCAGATATTAGACGCTTAATTGCAGAAAACTTTCATAATATATTAATACATCAACCGTCAGATATGATATCTGTAAGTATGGATATTATGGGCGATCCATTTTTCCTCCCACAAGATATCGGAAATCATCATTCAGAACAATCAGGAAGTTCGCCTAATGCAACTACTGAAGGTACTATGCTTTACACTAAAGGAGAAGTATTTGTAGTTGTTAATTTTAGAACACCTTTTGATTATGAAGTTAGTGGAGCATCGATGGAAATGCCATTAATAGTTCCTCAATTTAGTGGACTGTTTACAGTATATAAAGTTACTAATACATTTTCTAATGGTCAGTATAAACAAACACTTAAATTAGTAAGGCGTGTTGGACAAGATACTCCGGCAACTTCAAATAATAAAGGAATAATGGCTATAGATAATGAGTCAACTTACCAAAAACAATTACCTGGATCTGATAAAGTACTAGATGAACAAAAAATAAACGAAGCTGGATCACCAATTAATAAATCAATTAATCAAGCTATGAATCTTTTAGAACAAGGAGCAAATTCACTAGTAAGTTCTGCAACTTCTGTAGGTGAATTAGCTTTCAATAACTTGTCAGCAGTTAACAATATTTCAAATACTGGAGCTAATGCCGCAGGAGCAATAGGAAAATTAAATAAACTTGGTTCAGACTTGAAAAATACTGCTGAACAATCAAGTGAATTGTTTTCTAAAAATGCTAAATTTGATGCAAATAAATTTAAAGCAGGCATCCCGGCAGTTAACTTACAAACTTCGGGTAACGCTGCATTTGATCTGTCAGCAGCTATTAATCAAGCATTGCTAGTAGCAGTTCCGTCATTTGGTGCATTCCAAATAGACACTTCTACACCTGCAGGAAAGCTAGGACTATTAGCTTCAGAATTGCAAGGTGAATTTGATTCTGCTCTTGGAGCAGTACAAGCACCTGATATTATAGATGCAACCAATGAATTTAAAAAACAAGCTAAAACGTCATTAGCTAATCTCAATCTAAGCCCATCTGGCATAGTTAGAACAAGAGGACCACGATAATGTCTGAAGTCGAAGGTGACGACAAGTACTCTGTTGCAGATGCTCCGTCTATTGGATCTGATCCAAATGAAAATCCTAATGCATTTACATCTTTAGGTACCGCAGTTTATCAAACTATTGCTCCTGCAGGAGTAGTTACAAAAGATCAAATACATACTACAGATTTATCATCTGATCCACTGCCACCGCCAGAAGCAATTGCTGCTTATTCTCAGTACTTACAATTAAAATCTAGAGATGATCCACAGAGTGCTGAATTGGCAAGAAAAGGAAGACAGAAAGCTCTTCAGCTAATAAATGGTACACGATTTTCAGAAAACGATGTAAAAAAAGTAGCAAGTTATAGTAAAGCAGAAGCAATTGAAAAGGCACTTGAAGCACAATCGTTGGCATTACTTTGGGAATCAAAAATGCCTAGTAATGCCGATAATATGGTTGAAAGAATGAATATCTATAATCAAGGATTTAAAGATCTAGTCCAGAGCAAAATAGATAAAGCAAAAACTTTAAGTGCAGCGGCAGGCATTGCTAGTAATATAATTCAAGGTCCCGAACCTATTACACTTGCTACTACCAAGACAAGAAGTTCGTTTAGAAGGCCTTCATTTAATAAAACAGCTCCTAGAGTTCTTAGTGCAGATATTGTAACACCTACAGGTGGAGCAGGAGTATATTCATACCAGACTATAGATTTATATGACGATCGATATGATTTTGAAACTGGCAAAAAAATTAGTCAAGGAGTAACTGCTGGTGTTGGTGGCGGAGCAGGCGATGTAACTACAAAGGGTAACATTGAATCATCAGTTGAACAGTCAGAGTCTACTGATACTGGCCCTGTAAAATGTTAAGTATTACAAACAGGATATCCAATGGCATCAGGTAATTATAGAAGAACAAAAGTAACGCAAAGCAGAATGAAGGACCCTGGTCCTTATGAAGCTATTGTAGTTAACCACTTAGACGTACGGTATATGGGTGGGCTAGAAGTTGAACTTGTAAGTTATAGTGGTTCGGGAGCTACGCCAGAAGCCGGTGGACAATTAGTTCAAGTTAGGTATCTTAGCCCGTTTTACGGTATTACGCCAGCTGCAGGATTAACTCCAAATGACGGATACCAGCATACACAAAAAAGTTACGGTATGTGGGCAGTTCCGCCAGATATTGGAACCCGTGTTTTAGTAATATTTGCAGAAGGTAATCTTAACTTAGGTTATTGGATTGGTTGTATTCCTGATGATTATATGAATTTTATGATTCCGGATGGTAGAGCTAGTACAGAACAAACAACAGCATTAACTCCTGAGAATATAAAAGGAGCCAAGTTACCGGTTGGAGAATATAATAAATCCTTTGAAGACGGTTCCGCAATAGATCCTACATTATTTAAAAAGCCTTATAATAAAGATTTTACTGAAGTATTAGAAACTCAAGGGTTACTACTTGACGAAAATAGAGGAACAACAACTACAAGTGCTAGACGAGAAATTCCTAGCATGGTATTTGGGCTTAGTACTCCTGGTCCTTTAGATCTTAGGCAAGGACACCCTAAAGTTACCATAGGTCCATCAGACGATAAAGTTGATGTTCCTTATAGCAGACTAGGAGGCTCTAGTTTTGTTATGGATGACGGCGATCCGTCCTTCCTTAGAAAAAGCCATCCAGAAGATGGTCCTCCAATTTATGTGAATAAAATGGATAAAGAATCTGGCGGTAAAAATACTATTCCTCAAAACGAATTATTAAGGTTTAGAACTCGTACAGGCCATCAGCTATTAATGCATAATTCGGAAGATTTAATTTATATTGGTAATGCTAGAGGAACTACTTGGATAGAAATGACTAGTGATGGAAAAATTGATATTCACGCTCAAGACAGTGTAAGCATTATGACCGATAATGATTTAAACATTACTGCAGAAAGAGATATTAATTTTGAAGCAGGTAGAAATATTAATATGAAAGCTACTGCACGTTATAGTAAAGGTGCAGAAACAGACGGTAAGGGATTAGAAAGCGGCAGGATACAATTAGAAGCACATCATAACCATAATTTACATGTTGGTAAAGATTCTAAAATTACAGTAATTGGTAACATGCATACCGGTGTTGAAAAGAGTCAATTTATATCAACAGGAAAATTTTTACATGTAGATTCTGGACAAGATAATAGGTTAACTGCCGGAGGATATACTCACATTACCTCTGGTAAGGAACATAGAGAAACAGCAACTTATGTGCATATGAATGGTCCACTGGCTGCAAAGGCATCTAAAGCTGACACTGTAACTCCATTAGAAACTGTCACATTGCCTTATATGTTTCCAGGTAATGCTACACCAGTAGTTTATGATAGTATTTTAACAAGAGCTCCGCAACACGAACCGTGGCCGCATCATGAAAATTTAGATCCATCGTCATTCAAAAAACCAGAGACTGACAGGGAACAACCCGGAGCATTAGCAACAGCTGATAGAGTATTAACCCCGGATTCCTTTGCTAAAAATAAAGGCGGCAGAAAACGTAGTGCATTTGTTGCTGGTAGCGGCGGCGCAATTAGTTCAGGTTTTGAAAGAACTACAGGCGGTACAGGATCAGGAACCGGAACAATCCCTAAAGATGATTATTCTAGTAACTTTGCATTTAGTAAAGAATTAGGAGCATTAAGTTCAAAATATGAATCTAAAGATAATCCTGCCGCAATTGGATTTGATACTACAGGCGGCTGGAGCTACGGAACTTACCAACTAGCTACAAGAACTGGTGGATTTAAAGGATACATGAGATATATAGAAAATAACTCTGCAGAAACTTTTGAGTTATTGCAACGTGCAGGAGGACAATCATCAGCGGCATCTGGTACTGATGCATTTAAACAGTCTTGGGAATCAATTATGTCTGACGAAGGTGCTGCTCAATCGCAACACCAGTATGCAATTAGTCAGTATTTTATACCAGCAGCTGATAAAGTTAGTAACAGTACTGGAGTTGACGTAAGAGTAAAATCAAAAACATTACAAGATGTTTTATGGTCTACAGCAATTCAACATGGCGCAGGCGGATGCAACAGGGTATTTAAAAATGCAATTAAAGCATGCGGCAACAACGCACCAACAGATGATGCTCTTATAGTAGCAGTATACAATGAACGGGCTAGAGACAACGGAATGGCGTACTTTGGTAGTAGTCTTGCTAATGTTAGATCTAGTGTAGTAAGGCGATTTAACAATGAAAAATTAGATGCGTTAAAAAGTTTAGAATTAGAAATTAAAGAACAAGATAATCCAGTACAATCCGGAACAACTGGAGAAGTAGTATTTCCAGTTGGAGCAGCATAGGTAAATATAGTATGAGCCAATTAGAAAAGAATCTTTATAAACGTGTTACAGTACCACAAAAACAGCAAGGAGCGCCAACGGCAAGCCGTGCTTACAAAGGATTTTCTACGGTTGATGCAGTTGACGGATTTTCAAAATACGACTTTGACCTTATTAAACAAGATTTAATTAACCACTTCCATATTAGACAAGGCGAAAAACTTACTGATCCATCATTTGGAACAATAATATGGGATTTATTATTTGAACCATTTACAACAGATATACAAGAAGCTATTGTAAATGATGTCACTACAATTGTAAACTATGATCCAAGACTAAGTGTGCAAGAAATTGTTGTTGATACCTATGAAAAGGGTATTACAGTAGAATGTTCAATTACTTTTCTTCCTTATAATATTTCAGAAAGTTTACGTTTTAAGTTTGATCAGGCTAATGGCCTGGCATAGATTATATACGCACTTATCTGTAACAGATAAATATCATAGTAATAGAGGAAACCGACATGTCGTCAACAGATAGACAGTCAAGATTATTAGTATCTGAGGACTGGAAAAGAATTTATCAATCGTTTCGTAACGCTGATTTTCAGAGTTATGACTTTGACAACCTACGTCGAGTAATGATTAATTACCTTCGGCAAAATTATCCCGAAGATTTTAACGATTATATTGAATCCTCAGAATACCTTGCATTAATTGATATGATTGCATTCTTAGGGCAAAATCTAAGCTTTCGTACTGATCTAAATGCTAGAGAAAACTTCTTAGAAACAGCTGAACGTAGAGAAAGTGTATTACGTTTAGCACGTATGCTTGCATATAATCCTAGAAGAAATCAAACTGCAAACGGCTTATTAAAGCTTAATACTATTAAAACTACAGAAGCAATAATTGATAGCACCGGACAAAACTTATCCAATACAATTATTAAATGGAATGACCAATCTAATCCAAACTATTTTGAACAAGTTATTAAGGTTTTAAATTCTACATTGCCAGTAACTAACCAAATAGGTAGTCCGTTAAAGTCTGCAAGTATTGCAAATGTTATTACTCAGCAATATAGATTTAATTCAACTAACACAACTTCAGCAGTATTTCCTTTTACAAAAAGAATAGAAGGAATTAGTACTAGATTTGAAGTAGTAAGCTCTGGAATAAGCGGAGACAATGTTGTTGAAGAATCACCAATTCCGGGTACAAGTCCAGGCTTCTTATTTAGAGATGACGGCCAAGGCTCAGGAAGCTCTAATACTGGTTTCTTTATGCACTTTAAACAGGGCAAATTAGATAGCTCAACATTTAATGTTGCAGCTCCTCAGCCAAATCAAACAATAGCAGTTGACGTTACTAATATTAACGATACTGATGTTTGGTTATATAGCGTTGATGCTAATGGATTTGAAACAGAGTTTTGGACTAAAATAGATTCAGTTGAAGGCAACAATATTATTTACAATAACTTATTCCAAGGTATTAAAAATGTTTATGCAGTTAATACTAGAGTAGGTGATAGAATTAATTTAGTATTTTCCGATGGTATTTTTGGAAACTTACCTTCAGGCAGTTTTAAAGTATATTATAGAACTAGTGAAAACACAAATAGTGTTATTACTCCTGGAGCAATGGGCGATATTAGTATTGATGTTCCATACCAAAGTAAATCAGGAAGTTTAGAAACAGCCACATTAGGCTTCAAATTAAATTATACTGTAACAAATGGATCTGCAACAGAGTCAAATGCAGACATTAAAGCTAATGCTCCTGCAACGTATTATACGCAAAACAGATTAATAACAGGCGAAGATTATAATATTGGTCCGCTGTCTATTAGCCAAGAGATTATTAAAACTAAAAGCACAAACAGAATTAGTAGTGGCGTTAGTAGATATTTTGATCTTAAAGATGTTTCAGGAAAGTACAGTAATACTAGTTTGTTTGCAGACGATGGAGTATTATATAAAGAAATATTCCTACAAAAATCTCAGTTTAAATTTACAACACAAAGTGATATTGAAGGCATTATTAATAATACTGTTGAACCAATATTAGCTTCGTCAAATACTAAAAACTTTTACTTAGACCAATTCCCTAAAACTATTGTTTCTGACTTAAATGCAAAATGGAAGCGCGAAACAATAGCAACTAACCAATCAACAGGTACATTTTTAGATAGTACTGATGCTGCGTATATGACTGGAACATTTACTGCAAACAGTTTAAGATATATTGAGCCAGGAGCAATGTGTAGATTTACTGCTCCAACTGGGTTCCATTTTATGAAAGACGGTTCGTTAATGGCAGGAGCAGCTCTTCATATAGATTCGAGTACATATAAATGGGCTATGGTAGTCTCAGTTGACGGTAACGGCACAATAGTTAACACAGTAAACAACAATGGTCCAATAATTTTAAACGATAACATTCCTACTAATGCAATATTAGATAGAATAGTTCCAAACTTTTCTAGAATATTAATTGATTCTGTAAAAGTTCAAATGATTGACCAAACATTTGCTTACAAAGATTTTGGACTACGATATGACTTAATTGATAGACAGTGGAAATTAGTTACTAACGAAAATCTTAACACACTACTAGATTTTTCGACAGGCAAAACTGGCGATACTACAGGACAAAATCTTGATTCAAGTTGGTTATTATATTTTAAAACTGACGGAGAAACTTACACTGTTACATATCGTAATTTAAAATATGTAATAGAAAGTGAAAGTGAAATTAGATTTTACTTTGATGGAGTAGATAAAGTTTATGAACCATCTTCAGGCAAAATTGTTAGAGATAAAATTGATATTTTAAATATTAATACTAAGCCAGCATCAATAAGCCCGTTTACACAAGATTATGGATGGACTATTTCAGGAGCATATAGAGATCCAGACGGATATATTGATTCTAGAAAGATTGAAGTACAGTTTCTTGATATAGATGATGACGGTGTTGTTGATGACCCGGAACTATTTGATCAAATAGTTGATCCAGATAACACAAGCGTTACTACTGCACAAAAAACAGTTTTTCAAAAAAAATATACAACTACAGACGGTGTAGAAGATTTTAAGTATTTTTCTAATACAGATTCTACTATTACTATTGTTACTAATGAAGCACAAATAGCGCCATATAGTTCTAGGACTGAAGGGCAACTATTTTATTTAGAAGATGAAGCAGTGTTTAAGACATTAAACAAGTTGTTAAACAATACAACACTAAACACAGATTACAAAGCATTCACAGGTAGAAGTGCATTAAAATTCCATTATATTCATGTTTCGGATAGTAGTTACAGAATTGACCCGAGTGCAAGTAACATAATTGATACTTACTTACTAACTAAATCATATGATAACAATATTAGAAAATTTATTGCAGGCGAAACGTTAACACAGCCGCTACCACAAAGCAATGACGAATTATATAGAAGTTATGGAGCTCAAATTGATAAGATTAAAAGTATTAGTGATGAGGTTATTTACTACCCTGCAAAATATAAAATATTATTTGGGTCAAAAGCCCCAGCAGATTTACAAGTGAAATTTAAAATAGTTAAAAACACAGATATTGTAACTAACGACAACGAACTTAAATCAGATATTGTTGAAGCTATTAATAGATTCTTTTCAATTGACAATTGGGACTTTGGTGAAACTTTTTACTTCCAAGAACTAAGTGCTTATATTATGAATCAATTAACTCCTAAGCTAGCATCAATACTAATAGTTCCAAACCAAGGAACACAATCATTTGGTAGTTTATTTGAAATAAAATCTGAACCAGATGAAATTTTTGTTAGTGCTGCAACAGTTAATGATATTGAAACTATAACTGAAATTACAGCAAAAGAAATACAATCAAGCGGAACTATAGTTACTAGTTCTACAACAGCAAGTACAACTTCAGGAATTACAAGCATAGCTTCTACTTCCGCAGCTGTATCAACAGCAACTACGAGCGGCGGATTAGATACGTCATCTGCTTCATCATCATCTAGCACTGGATCTAGTTACTAATGGCATATAACGATTACCAAAATGAGAGTCCATTACCTGTGGGCGGGAAAGAAGTTAAAAAGTTAAGTATTGACTTTTTACCTAAGTTTTTTAGAACTGAAGCAAATAGGAAATTTTTGCAAGGAACATTAGACCAGCTGATTCAGCCAGGTGTTGCAGAAAAACTTAGCGGATATATTGGTAGAGAAACTGCCAAAGCATATTCTCCTAAAGATAATTATATTGGCGATTTTAGTGATAACCGAGCCAACTATCAATTAGAACCTGCAGCAGTTATTAAAGACGACTTAGATAATGTAACTTTTTATAAAGATTATAACGATTACATTAACCAGCTAGGTGCGTTTGGATCAAATAATAAAGACCATAGCAGATTAAATAACCAGGACACATACGGATGGAATCCTAATATTGATTGGGATAAGTTTGTAAACTTTAGAGAATATTATTGGTTACCAGATGGTCCAACTACTGTTGCTGTTAGAGGACAAAGTAAAGAAGTAACAAGTACATATACTGTAACTCTTGAAGATCAGGGCGACAATAAAGCATATGTATTTAATGACGGATTAACTAGAAATCCTACAATTAAATTGTACAAAGGGCAAACGTATCGTTTTGAAATTGATACACCTGGACACCCTATTGCATTTTCAATATCTAAAACGTTTACTCCTGGGTCGGCCGTAATTACAGCAGGTAGCGCAGGACTTAGAGCAGATGGCCAATTTGATGGCGCTTTATATGGCACTACTTACGATCAAGGCGAATACGTAGTATTGCCGAGCAGTGGTTCTTTAACCTTTGACGCTGACGATAATGTAAGCACGTTGTATCCAACTGGGATAACAAAGTACGGAAAAGAAGGCGAAATAATATCAGTTGTATATGTCGAAGCTGGCACTATAGAATTTACAATACCACCAAATGCTCCAGATAGGTTACACTACATTAGTAAAAACTCTGTTGATACTAGCGGACTTATTAAAATTTATAATATTGAAGAAAATTCTGCAATTAATATTACTGATGAAATAATAGGTAAAAAGTCTTATACTAGTGCAAATGGCGTAAAACTATCAAACGGGATGAAGTTAGAATTCCAAGGACAAGTAACTCCAGCAACTTATGATAACAGCCGATGGTATGTTGAAGGTGTTGGCGATAAAATTAAATTAATTAAAGAATCTAGTCTTATTATTCCAGCAGCATACGCAGCTGATAAATTAATACCATTTGATACTGATAGATTTGACGCTTTACCTTTTGCAGACGCAAAGGCATATGCAGCAACTAAAGATTATATTACAGTTAATAGAGCAAGTAATGATAGAAACGCATGGAGCCGATACAATTGTTGGTATCATAAAGATATTATCCTTGCAAGCGAAAAATATAATAACTTAGCTACTAATTTAGACGAAGGTACTAGAGCAAAGCGTCCTATTGTTGAGTTTGAAGCAGGATTAAAATTAAATAACTTTGGAGTGTATGCTAAAGAAGATGTCGACTTAGTTGATGTATTTACTAAGGACGTTTTTAGTACAGTTGAAGGCGCAACTGGTTACAATATTGATAGTATTAATATTGCAGATGGCATGCGTATACTATTTACTGCTGATACTGATGTATTAGTTACTGGCAGAATTTACAAAGTTAAATTTATTACAGTTAATAGTATAAGACAAATTAGTTTATTGCCAACTACTGACGCTGCTCCTCAGAACTTAGAAACAGTTTTAGTTACTCAAGGCACAAAATATGCTGGAACTAGTTTTCATTATACTGAAAGTGCTTGGGCACAGTCTCAGCAAAAAACAAAAACAAACCAACATCCTTTATTTGAAGTATTTGATGCTAATTCAAATAGCTTTAGTGATACATCATATTATGGTTCTACAACTTTTGCAGGATCTAAAGTATTTTCTTATAAACAAGGAACAGGTACTAATGACACTGAGTTAGGATTTCCGCTAAGTTATAGGTCAATTACTAATTCAGGCGATATTGTCTTTAACTTTAATTTATTAAATGATAAATTTACATATCAAACAGATACAGATATATTTTCCCAAAAAACAGATACTGGATATCTTAAGAAGTACAAGTCGTTAACATCTTTTAATTATGTAAATGGATTTAGTAGTATACCTACAAAATCTAGACAGATGGTTATTAGACAATACGATGTAACAAAAACATTAGTTAATAATTTTGAAGTTGATGTTTATAAAAAACCAGGTAATTTAAATGACTTAACTGTTTATGTTTATGTTGACAATGGTCTTAAATTAAATTTAGTTGATTATGAAATTGACAGAACAAACGGATTTGCTAAAGTTAGATTTTTAAAGAATCTAACAGCTGGCCAAGTTGTTAAAATAAAAACACACAGCCCGTCAGCTAAAAGAACAAAAACTGGATATTATGAATTTCCATATAACTTAGAAAGAAATCCACTTAATGAAGATGTAACTGAATTTACATTAGGCGAAGTTATTGATCATGTAGATACTATGATTGAAGACATCCAAGAATTTACTGGTGTATTTCCTGGAAGAGGAAGCTTGCGAGATGCAGGCGAAACAGATCATTACGGTAAAAGGTTTGTAAAACATAGTGGTCCTATTAATATTCCTTTATATCATATTACTAACAAAGATTTTAATATTGTTAAAGCTTTAAAATATTCTAAAGTTCAATATTCATCGTTTAAAAGAAGTTTCTTAGAGCAAGCTGAATCTTTAGGCTATGACGGTCCTGTTAAACAACATGTAGACAAAATATTATTTGAACTCAACAAAGAGAAACTAAAATCACAACCGTTTTACTTCTCTGATATGTTAGCATATGGTGATGCAAACAGAATTGAGTATACTGTACTTGATTCTAAAACAACAACATATCCTATAACAGCTGCATTTAATTTAACTTCGCTTACTGCAAAAAGTATTGTAGTTTATTTGAATGCAACACAGTTAACGCATGGTAAAGATTATACATTTAATACTGATGGTTATATTGTTGTTACTGCTACTAAAGTAGAAGGCGACTTATTAGAAGTATATGAATACGAAACTACAGACGGAAGTTTTATTTCGCCTACTCCTACAAAGTTAGGATTGTACCCAAAGTACTATCCAGAACTTACAATCGACGATAGTTACCTAAGTGTGCCCACTACAGTAACAGGCCCATTTAAAGTATACGGAGTTGATCAGCAAACAACAGCATCTCACAAAGGTAAAGTTGGATGGCACTACCCTTTATATACTAGCCAAGCAGCTGCGATTGCTGCTGACTCTGATTCAAGCAACGATACAGGCACAGCAATGATGCATGTATTTGAAGGATCATCGCAAGTATTTTATATGCCTACTACAAATACAAATCATGCTTCTACAGATGATGCAAGCATAGATGAATTTCCAATTGGCATTCCTATGATTAGAGGACATGACGGAAGTTATATAAAAGCTTACAAAGATTATAGAGACGAATTAATATTAGATTTAGAAAAAAGAATCTTTAATAATATTAAAGTAGAATATTCAACCAACAAATTAGACATACAAGACTTCATAGGCGGTGAATATAGAACGTCTGAATTTACTAAAGCTGAAGTTGATAATACATTAGTAAGCGACTTTACACAATGGCTTAGATATGTAGACAACGATTATACTAAAAATGATTTTTATGATATTAATAATACTTTTAGTTTTAATTATTCTACCGCAAATACACCTAAAGGAAATTCACATCCGGGCTACTGGCGCGGAGCATACTTACATGCATACGGAACTGATAGACCAAATGCAACACCTTGGGAGATGTTGGGCTTTACAATGAAGCCTACTTGGTGGGACACAACTTACGGCGTTGCTCCATACTCTGGAGATAACTTAGTACTGTGGAGAGATTTAGAAGAAGGAAGAATTAAAGTACCTGGTGTAGCAGAAGTAGTTAATCCAAAATATGCAAGACCAGGATTAACTGGACATATTCCAGTAGATAGCCAAGGACGATTAAAATCTCCTCAACAAAGTAGCTATGCTAGAGGATTCTCAGCAAGAAATGGCGTAAATGCATTTAAGTTTGGTGATGTAGCTCCAGTTGAAAATGCTTGGCGCAGAAGCTCAGAATTTCCGTTTGCAGTAATTTTAGCATACTTGTTAAATAAACCTGCAAAAGTTATGGGTTTAGGATTTGACGTATCGAGAACAAAACAAAATCTTGTTAAGCAATGGGTACAAGGCGAAACTAATAAGCCTATACAGTTATCTACTGTAAAATTACCTAACACATATAAAGACGAAACAAGAGTATTAACATGCGGACTTGTAAATTACATTTATAATCTAGTAGCAAGTGATGTATTAACAGTTTATACAGACTATAAAAATAATCTTGCTAACTTAAAGAATCAATTAGGATTTAAAGTAGGCGGATTCACTGATAATACTAAGTTTAATTTAATACTTGATAGCAGATCTCCTACAAAGACTGTTGATAGAGACGGAATATTTGTCCCCCAAGAGAGTTTTAAAGTTTTTACTAATACTAGTAGCCCATTAGAGATGGTAACATATAGTGGAATAACTATTGAAAAAGCAGCTAACGGTTTTATTGCTAGAGGCTATAATAATGTTAACCCTAACTTTGAATATTACAAACCGTTACCTGGGTCTTCAAAGATAAATGTTTCAGTTGGTGGAATTTCAGAAGACTCATCAGAGTTCCGAGAAAATACATTTTATGCTAAAGGCACTATTGTAAAAATTGATAATAGTTTCTTTAGATTAACTAAGGATTCTACATCAGGCGAAACTGTTGATACATTAACAGATTTAGCTAAGTTGCCATCACTACCTATAACTGGCGGCAAGACAGCTGAATTTAAGAAAGATTTTGATAGGACTGAATTATTTAAACTACAATACGGTACTAGGTTAACTACAACTCAAGAAGTAGTTGATTTTATCTTAGGATATAATGATAGACAGGCTGAGATAGGATTTAGTTTTAATTCAGTTAACCTTGATTTTGAAATAGTTGAAAATTGGGAAGATAGTTGTAGGGAACTGTTGTTTTGGACAACACAAGGCTGGGCAGCAGGAACAATAATTACGCTGAGTCCCGGAGCATCTAAAGTTAATTTTACAAGACCTTATGCTGTAGTAGATAATTTGTATGATAAGTTTTACGATTATAGTCTTTTTAAGTCTGATGGACAACCTTTAAAAGCAGAAATTAACAGTTTAGTTAGAGACGGAAACTCCTTTGGTATTGAAACAGTTAATACAGACGATGGACTATTTCATATAACATTGCCACTTGTACAAAAAGAACATGTAGTTCTTTTAGAGAATAAAACATCATTCAGCGATATAATATACGAACCAAAATCAGGATATAGACAAGAGCGTATTAAGGTTAGTGGTTACAGAACAGATGAATGGGATGGTGGTTTAAATCTTCCAGGATTCTTGTACGATGATGCAAAAATTACAAATTGGTCGCAGTGGAAAGATTACAAAATTGGTGAGCTAGTAAAGTACAAGCAGTTTTATTATGTAGCTAATAATAATGTTTCAGGGTCCAAAGATTTTAAATCTTCTTTATGGTATCAACTTAGCAAGAAGCCGGAAGCAGAATTAACAGCTAACTTGGATTATAAAATAAATCAGTTTGCTGATTATTATGATTTAGATTCAGATGGATTTGACTCTGAAAAACAACGTATGGCCCAGCATTTAATTGGTTACCAAAAAAGACAATACCTTGCAAACATTATTAATGATGATGTAAGTCAGTTTAAATTTTATAGAGGATTTATAGCTGATAAAGGTACTATGAATTCTTTAACTAAACTATTTGAATCACTTGGAGACGGAACAACACCGGCATTAAGTTTTTATGAAGAATGGGCAATCCAAACAGGAAGGTTTGGAGCAACTGACAATATTAAACAAGTTGGATTTAATCTTAAAGAAGATTTAATGACTGAAAACCCGCAAGTTTTTGAACTTGCTAAAACAGTTCCAAGCACTAACTATGATAAAATTTATTATATACAGCAACATGAAGTATATGATAAAGAATCTGATTACAATCATAAACCATTTGCAACAACTTCAGTAGCTTCGCAAGATGAATATATTAAAACCGGCGGCTACGTAGACATTAACGATGCAGCATTTGTAGCAGGCTCAATAAACGAATTAGCAGACGGTAATGTTAACGCTGTATCATTAGGCGACTATATCTGGATAACTAATACCGGAAAAGTTGGCGCTGATCGATGGAATGTTTTACAACTAGTTTCTGCTAATGTTAATGCTATAGGTGCAGTTAGACGGACTGATAGTATTTCAAATGACGGAATGGGATTAGTTACATTAACTTTAGACCAGTGGGCAAGTGTTCCTGGTGATGGCATATCTCCTAAATTTACTGAAAATGATATTATTGGTGTTCTAGGAGCAGACCAATTTAATCTTACTGGAATTTATGCTGTTAATAAAGACGGATTAAATTTAGATACTGTTACTATTAAAGCTAATATTAATAACAATGTTGAAGATTTTACAGATCAAAAGTATGCAGTAGTCAAACTTAGGCAAGTTAGAGTAGGAAGTCTTGATAACTTAAACGCTGCTAGATACGAAATTTTAGAAAAACAGCGTGTATGGTTAGATGATCTTGATAACGATTGGGCTGTTATTGAAAATAAACCAGTATACTCAACTAAAGAAGTTATTTATAATCCTTCGGAGTTTGATAGTACATCACAGCAATTTAGTAAAAGCGTAGCAATTACTTCTGATAACAATAATGTGTTTGTTTCAGCACCAGGCGATGCTAACGGTAAAGTGCATTATTATAGAAGAACTAATGAATCAAATAATTTAGCTATTGATTCAACAATTGAACTATCTGCTACAGACGATTTGTTATCTCCGTCATCAGGACGATTTGGCGAAAGTATATCAGTTAGTCCAGATGGTGAATATTTAGCAGTAGGTATGCCGCAAGCAACCGGTGTAAAAACAAAGTTTAAAGGTGCATTTAATGGTGTAACAACTTATACTAAAGGCGACACTATTAAGTTTAGAGAAAGCTTATGGAAAGCAAATAGAGAAATACTTCCAGAAATTAGCTCACAATCATTTACAACGTTTGATACGTATGTTAATATTGCGGCTGCTGCAGATGCCGATAGTACAACTTTACAATTATTAGTTTCAGGCGATCCAGGATTGGCTAACAACGTAACAGACCATATACTTATTAGAGCTCCTAAAGATATGTACTTAGGTACTACGCCAGGCGACACAGTTAATCTTTATTGGAACACTAGAAGCTACGCATATCCTACATTAGATAGTTATCTTCCTTTTGGTGGAGCAATATCAGAAATTACTACAGAGTTTATAACAGGAACTCATACTATTCAACATAAAGTTGATCATGTATTATTTGTATCAACCTTTGTTACTCTTCCTCAAATAAACCAAACTGTTACTACTAGTACAGGTAGTGCAACAGTGTGTTATGTAGGAACTAAAGCTGATAGTGCAGTAATTTATCTTAAAGATACAAACGGTATTTTTAGTGTAAGTGATGAACTTTATATTGATAATGATGTATTTGTTGGATTTTATACAGAAGCATCAACTTACAATACTAGTACAGCGGTAGACGGATTTTGGTTTATTACAACAGGCTTCCAGTATTCAAATGACGGAACATATTATGATACTGGCCGCGGCTTAGTTTATGCTGATGTTAGATTATCATCGTCTGTAAGAGTGTTAAACACTTATTCAAATATACAAAAAGCAGTTGGATACATTGGTGCGTATGTTAAAAACAAAAACAGAGCTAGTTACATTACACAATTGTCATACAGGGGCGACCCTGGCGGCACAGAAGCAGACCAACTTAGTAATCAATGGATTGTTAGAGGCGAAAAAGATTTTACTGACACTTTAGCAGTAGGCGATACAACTGAATTTAGAGTATATAATCTTGATAATAGACAAACTGATGTTGTAACATCAGGATTTACATACGACATACTGAATAAGGAACAAACAATTGTTGATCTTTGGGATGGCTACATTGATTTTACATATGACGAGTTTGACTTTGCTGGTAATGTATTTGAACCTGTTATAGGCGACATTATTAGTGATGTACAAATACCAAATGACGGCCAAGGCGGCCTTGCTATTACAACACAAACATCAAGTACTGCTGAAGTAGCATTTTACCGCAGAAACTTTAATAGTGTAAGAGTATATGTAAAATCAATAACTGGCGAATGGGCCAAATTAAATAATATTGGAAAGTACTCCATACGTCGGAATATTAACACTGTAGCACGTGGCGATGCAGATGTTGCTCGTGTTATGGGAACTGTAGCAGATGTTGAAAATGATATCGTAGTAGGAACTAGTACAGTTGGTAAGTTAATAGTGTTTAATAATTCATCACAGTTTAATATTGTTTCAAACCCAGAAATTATAGATGAAGAATATTGGTTCTTTAATGAGAATACAGAACAAGGTATTTCTCGAGTAGCAAATCCTCCGTATAGTTTAAACAAAGATTATACACAAGTGTTTAATATTGAAGCTAATGCATTAGGCAGTGTAGGCCCTGTATCTGAAGGCGCTGTAGCAATATATAGACGCAAGCCAGGTGGCGTATACGATCGTCAATACGTATTTGTTTCTGAACACAGAGAATCAAATAGAGGCTTTGGCAAAAAAGTTAAATTAGTACAGAAAGATAATTATTATACTCTAGCTGTTTCAAGTGAGGGATTAGGAACACGGAAAGATCCGGGCAGTATTGAATTTTTCCGACATGGCACTAAACCAACTACAAAATTTAAGGGAAGTTATCAACTAACAATTTATGCAATTGGTGATATTGTAATCTACTTAGATGATTACTATGAATGTACTAAAGCTACTGCTACAACAACAGCTATAACTGATACAATATTTTGGAATAAAATTAGCTGGAGAAATAGTAAAGACCGAAGCTATAGAGGTATATGGGATAATTCATATCGTTATGAAAAGGATGTTATTGTAGAATACAATGATGCACTTTATAAAGCTAAAACTAACATAGCTGCTGGCGCTGTATGGGCATCTTCTAGCTGGGAAGCAGTAAATAGCAATATTGATTATATTGGAATGCTTCCTAATAGAACAAGCAAAACATTTTATTCTGGAGAAAGTGCATTTGATCCAATACAAAATATTCAACAGTTTAGCAAAGACTTTGATTTAAGTGACAACGGTGATGTTCTAATCACTACTAGTGAACAAATTAAAACAGATAGTACCCGAGATATTGCAGTAGTTGTTTATAGAGAAGTTGATGACAAGTTTCAATTCTCACAATTAATCACAGAAGCTACAACCACTGACGGCTATGCTGATAAAATTAGTTTACACCCTGATGGAACTAGATTCGCTATAAGTGCTCCGCTGGTTGATACTACTAAAATTAACCAAGGTGTTGTCTATGTTTATACACAGGATACTGCCGGAGTGTTTGGAACAGTTACTAATGCTGCATTAGGAATAACAACACCGACACAAACATTACTTCCACCACAAAATGAAGAGTCAGAAAGATTTGGTTATAATTTAAATTTTGGAAAAGAAAATTTAGCAATATCAAGCTTAAATGGCGATCAGCGTATTGCAACTAAGTTTGATACTTATGAAAAAACATTAACTGATTCTTATGTACTTGATGTTACGTCTACAAAGAAAATAGTAGCAACTACGTTTGATAAAGAATTTACTTCCTTTAAAAATATTAAAATAGATAAGGGTGTAATTTATCTTTACGAAACATTAAGTAGCAGAGTACTACAATCAGAGACATTTACATATCCATTAGTGCAAACTAACTTTGGTGAATACATTTATACAATGGGAAATCACATATATGTTGGCATGCCACAACAGTATAACGATACTTACAGAGGCGGATTAGTTGATTTTAGAAAAAATGCCAATGCTGGAGAAAATGCGTGGAAAGTAATTAGAAATAGTGTTCCACCTGCAGACACTAGTAAAATATTAGGTGCATTTTTATACAATAAAAAAGAAAATAAAATAATAACTTATATTGATTTTATTGATCCAGTACAGGGTAAGATAGCAGGAATAGTAGAACAAGAACTTGATTTTAAATCAGGATGGGATCCTGCGTTTTATAACACAGGCCAACTTGTAGATGATGACGTAGATCCTAACAGACATTGGGCTGAACAGTACGTTGGTAAAACTTGGTGGAATATTGAAGCAGCTAGATTTAGGCATGCATATCAAGGATCATCTAACTACCAAAAGAATTCTTGGAATGTACAAGCCTCAGGTTCTGTTATAAACATTTACGAGTGGGTTGAAAGCCCAGTATTACCCGAAACATGGGACGGACTAGCAGATACATCTGGAGGCTTACTCCGAGGTATAAGCGGTGTTAGCTTACATGGAAATACAAAATATACTACTCGATTAATGTATGACGACATAGGTAAAACTTTTAAACAATTATACTATTTTTGGGTAGAAAATAAATCTTCTATTCCAAGTAATAAAAATAGAAAACTTAGTATTAAGCAAATGTCTAGATTAATTGGTAATCCTAAAGATCAAAAATACAGATACTTAGCACTAACAGGATCTGATAGATTTATGTTAGTAAACTGTAACGATCTTATTAGTAATGATGATGTAGTACTAAACATCAAATATACTACAACATCGGTTAGACAGCAAAAGCAAAATACACATAGTCAATATCAAATTATGTCTAAAGGGTTAGAAACAAGCAAACCTAATAGTGATATTGAAAGAAAATGGTTTGATAGTTTAATTGGATTTGACAGTAATAATAGACCAGTTCCGGATAACAGTATCCCAGCAAAGGGTCGTTATGGAGTACAAAACAGACCAAGACAAAGTATGTTTGTTAATAGAGAAGAAGCATTAAAGCAATTCATCGAAAGAGTGAATGTAGTTTGCAAAGCTAACTTACTTACAGACGAGTATAATATTAGTGCGTTATCTAAAAAAGAACCATTACCTACTTTACTAAGCGGGGAATATGATCACAAAGTTAGTACATATGCAGAAATAAGTCTTATTAGTACAAGCAAAGTTACTCCTGCAATACTAACACCTGTTGTACAAAATGGTAAAATTACTAGTGTTACAATTACTAACCCAGGAAGGGGCTATAAAGTTCCGCCTAAGGTTTCGCTAGTTGGTAAAGGACAAAATGCTGAAATAACATTAACAGTTGATACACTAGGAAAAGTTACATCGGTCACAGTTCAAAATCAAGGCAGTGGATACGGTGACGATACATTAATAAGTGTAAGAAGATTTACTATACTCGTTGAAGCTGATAGCACAGTGTTTAATAAATGGGCATTATATTCTTGGAACAACACAGATAGTAAATGGTTTAGAAGAAGTATTCAAGATTATGATGTAACACAGTTTTGGGGTTATACAGATTGGTATGCTGATGGATATAATCAGTTTACAGAAATTAATGACATTATTGCAGGCTCATATTTACTATCAAGTCTTGATAATGTAATTGGCGAAGTGGTTAAAATTAGTTCTATAGGTACAGGCGGATGGTTGTTATTAGAAAAAATAGCAAACGAAGATACTGAAGATTATACTATTAACTACAAGACTATTGCTAGACAAAACGGAACAGTACAATTTAATGATAAAATATATGATTATAGTAAAAATACTGTAGGTTTTGATAATAGAAGTTTTGATAGTTTCTTTTATGATAACACGCCAGCAACCGAACTTACAATTATTATTAATGCAATTAAAAATAATATTTTTATTGGAAACTTAGCAGTTGAATATAATGAATTATTTTTTGCATCCTTGCGCTATGTACTTGCAGAGCAAAAAGGCGCAGATTGGTTATTTAAAACAAGTTTCGTTAAGGCTAAACATAATCTTGGTCCATTATATCAAGATAGAACTTTTAATAATAATAACTTAGCAAACTATGAATCTTATATTAATGAAGCTAAACCATACAGTACAAACGTAAGAGAATTTGTTAGTAATTATACAAATACAGAACCAACAAATACTAGCGTAAGTGATTTTGATTTACCTCCAGTATACAGTAAAGAATCAAAGTCAATAGTAGCTAGTAAAGCACAAGTAATTGACGGCGGCATAGTAAGTACTCCTGCTAGCGGTGCAGTGTATCCAAGGAAACATTGGGTTGATAATAATGGATACCAAGTTAAGGAAATTAAAATTGCTAACGCTGGAACTGGTTACTTATTTCCACCAATAGTAAAAATAACTGGAACAACAGGTTCCGGAGCAACAGCTAAAGCATATTTAGGTTACGGTAAAATAACTAAAATTGAAGTTACTAATCCCGGAACTGGATATATTATTGCACCAGTAATTACTGTTGAAGGGTCGCAAAGTCCACAAGGAACTATTGCTAAAGCAACAGCAATTTTAGGCAATGGCGTAGTTAGAAGTCCTACTATTACTGCTAAATTTGACAGGGTATCAGGAAAAGTTTATTATGCACATTTATTAGAAAATGCTACGTTTACAGGTACTGGCGATAAAACAGTATTTGATTTAGAGTGGCCAATGGACTTATCTAGCAATAAGGTTAATGTGCAAGTTGGTAAGGACTCTACAGTATTACTTGAGCAACTTAGAAGTGCGTATACATATAAAAACGTCGAAGATACAACAAAGGGGTATACAAGAAGCCAAGGTAGAATTGTATTTACAACACCACCAACAATTGGTCATGTAATAAAAATAGAATATTACAAACCGTTAAGTATGCTTACTGCTGAAGACAGAATTAATTTTGCATATAATCCGTCAGCAAGTATGTACGGAAAAGATTTATCACAGTTAATGACTGGTATAGATTATGGCGGAGTACAAGTTAGGAGTTTCGACTTTGACAATCCTGAAGGATGGGATAGCAAAGGATGGTATACAGACAGCTGGGATACGTTTGATAATACATATGAAGACGAAGTATTTGTTGCAGACGGATCTACTAATGCAGTACAGCTAACTAAGCCGTTAGCAAATAATATCATGTATAATTTTTATAAGAATGGTGTTCGAATAGATGATCCAAATTATGATGTAAGCACAGTAAATACTAATCCTACAGCAATTACAAATTCTATAATTGGAGACGGAACAACACAATTACTTGATTTAGAAGTAATGGGCGTAAACTTATTAGAAGGCGATATATTAATTGTTAGAAAAACAACTAGTGATGGCAGTATTTTACCAGATGCAGATAGCTATGATACAGCATTAACTGGCGGTGACTTGGCATATTCAACAGCTACAGGAATTAGAGCTGAAGATATTATTGTAGATGGTGACGGCTTTGTTACACCTACTACAAGCGGCGGCCCAGAAGAATTAGTTCCAGGACAGGTACTTGATACATTAGACATCAAAGTGTTTACTAGAGATAGTGCAGGACAAGGAATAATACATAGTCAAAGTTATATTATGGATAGTAGTACAACTTATTCATTAGGAGTTATTCCTCGTACATCGCCAGCAGTATTTGTAAAAGTAAATAATGTTATCTTAGCCGATAGCTTGTATACTATAGATTGGTCCAATAACACTGTAACACTAAATGCAGCAACTCCGGGAGCAGAGTTAAACATTATTGCTATGGCCCAAGGCACACAAAAAGTATTAGACTTTGGTACTGGACAATCAGTTGCTGGACAGTCGTCTTACTTAACTACTGTTGATTGGCAAGCTGGTGTTAGTGTTTTTGTAAGTGTTAACGGTGTTAAAACTGACGTAGAAATATTTAATAGCGATGACAGCGGAGCACCAATTGCTAAAGTTGGTATTAGATTTAACGAACCAATAGCAGTATCCGGCAAAACAATACACTATACTGTGTTTAGTGATAGTACAACAGTTAACTATAGTCAAGTTAGTAAAGACACATTTACAGCAGATGGAACTACTAGACTTTATACATTATCAAGCACTCCATTTTATGCATTGCCAAATGAGCATAATATTATTGTTAAGGTTGCTAATAAAATTCTAAATCCTGGTTATAATATTGAATATACTATTCCAGCAGATAATAATAGAGAATACAAACTTGAAACTTTCCAGCAACAAGTTGGTGCTAACGCAGCGGCAGACATTAAAGTATTTGTTGCTGGAGTAGAAAAGTTTACTCCAAATGATTGGCGCTTTGATATTGCAAATAGCCAAATTGTGTTATCAGATGAATCAGGTAAACCTGCAGATAAAGTACAAATTTTTGCAATTACTGACGGTGAGTATAGAATAACAGGAAGAAATATTACACTTGATATTGCTCCAGATGCAAATCAAACAGTAGAAGTATTCCAGTTTTCAAATCACGATCTACTTGGTATGCAACGAATTAATTATGATGTTGTAGAACGAACACTATTAGTTGATAGTGATGTACAACAAGTAACATATAATAGATTAACTGTTGGCGAAATACCATTAAGAAGTAAAGCAGTAGATGCACAGTATGTTTGGGTAAGTGTTAACGGAGAATTACTAACACCAAGTATTGATTATTCAGTTACTGATGATCAAATGAAAGTACAATTAGCAAGAACACCTGCAAAGAATGATGTTATTGATGTTATACATTTTTCAGAAAAGGTAAGTACAGCAAAGTTTGCTTATAGACAGTTTAAAGATATGTTAAATAGAACACACTTTAAGAGGTTAGATAAAGTAGCTACTACATTGCGTGAACCATTAGATAGTTACGATTTACGCATTGAAGTTGTTGATGGAAGTTTGCTAGCTGAACCTAGTAAAGGACAAAACTTGCCAGGTATTATTTACATTGGTAGTGAGCGTGTTGAATACTTTGTTAAAGATGGTAACACGCTAAAACAGTTACGTAGAGGCACATTGGGAACTGGAGTAAGAAGTTCATATCCAGTAGCTCAAAAAGTATTTGATCAAAACATTGGGTTAACAGTTCCTTATAAAGACATGACACAGTCACAAAGCTTTGTAGGTAACGGTACAGTATCAACATTTACACTAAGTTTTGATGCAGGATTCAACGGACAAAATGAATTAGATGTATTTGTTGCAGGTAAGCGTTTAAGGAAGACAACATTACAACAATTTGACCCTCAGACTGCATTAGATAGTCCAGAAGGAGATATTAAGCTACCAAGAGAGTTTGAATTTGATGCAGAAACAAACTCAATAACCGTAGCGGAAATACCATTAAACAAGACTAAAATTACAGTAATAAGAAAAACTGGACAAACCTGGACAAATACCGGGGAAACATTAGGAGAAGCTGAAAATTCGATAGCACGATTCTTAAGAGCAGGAACTTCGGCGCTACCAGAATAAATACAGTATAGGAAATAACATGAGTGATAATATGCAAGATACAAACGGAGTACTAGTTCAAGGACATATCAAGATTTTTGATCCTGAATCAAATGATATCTATGTCGAAAAACGAAATGCAATTCATTATGAAAATATGAGTATTGCACTAGCAGACAGTCTTAGTAATGCTGGCGCAGGGTTTATTTATGAAATGAGTTTTGGCAACGGTGGTACATCAGTTGATCCAACAGGCATTATTACATATCTTACACCTAATAGCACAGGCACAAATGCTACATTGTATAATCAAACTTATACAAAAGTAGTTGACGAAAGAAGTGTTAACAACACTGATAGTGCAAGAAATAAAACAGAAACACGGCACGTAAGCGGAACTAACTATACTGATATAGTTGTTTCTTGTTTATTAGATTACGGCGAACCAAGTGGTCAGCAAGCATTTGATAATGCAACTGATGCAGACAGTGCGTATGTATTTGATGAATTAGGATTACGAAGCTATAGTGCTAGCGGCACTGGCCGGCTTATTACACATGTAATTTTCCATCCAGTACAAAAATCATTGAATAGATTAATACAAATTGATTATACTGTTCGTGTACAAAGTTTAGCGGGTTAAGGGGATAATATGTCATATGCAATTAGTTATACAGACTCCGTAAACAAAGGAACTATTACGCTATCTGATAATACTCTTAATTCAGAAACAAGTTTAAGCTTACCAGGTAGATTTACAACCGCATACGGTCAAGCAATTAGTGAAAATTTCTTACACTTACTAGAAAATTTTGCAAGCAGCACAGCACCTCAGCGTCCTGTAGAAGGACAGTTATGGTACGATACTGCAACTGGAGTTGACCAACTTAAACTTTATGACGGAACTGTTTGGCAAGCGGCAGCTGGTCTTAAAAAAGCAAGTTCTGAGCCAGCAGTTGCAAATAGTAGCGCAGGCGACTTATGGGTTAATACAGGTAGTCAGCAGTTATATTTGTTTACAGGATCTACATGGGTATTAGTTGGACCAGAATTTACAGATGGTTTGTTAACTGGAACAAAATCAGATGTGCTAGTTGGCACAGATAATTTAAGTTATAGTGTACTTTCAGTTAAAGTTAAAGATAAAACAGCTTTTATTATTAGTGATAGAGAATTTATTCCAAAAACTGCTATTGCAGGATTTACAACAGGTATTAAAGCAGGTATGAATGTTAGTTCATCTGCGCTATTTGGAACAGAGCTTTTAAAATATTACGGAACATCAGAAAAAGCAGACGCACTAGTTATTGGATCAAAAGTAGTTCCAGCAGCAAACTTTGTTAGAACTGATGAAACTTCAATATCTAACTTTGATTTAAAACTTAAAAATAATGACGGATTAATAATTGGTACTGGCGGACAACTTGCTCTTCAAGTAGATGGAGAACAGGGTGTTATTCAGCATAACACTAGTGGATCTAATATTGATTTTAGATTACGTAACGGCGCAACTACACCTACAGTAATGCGTGTTGATGCAAGTGGTAAAATAGGAGTTAATAATAGTGCTCCTGAGCAAGAACTAGACGTATCAGGTAATTTAAAAGTTTCTCCCAGAACAGGTGTTGCAGGGTCTGGGTATATAGACGTAACAAGTACAATTGATAGTACTAGTATTAGTACAGGATCAATTAAAACTACTGGCGGTGCAGGCATTGCACTTAATGCATATGTTGGCGGGAATGTTGATGTAGCAGGCAATTTAATTACAACAGACGTTGCGCCTGACACAGCTTCTACACGTAATATTGGCACATTAGTAAACAAATACGATGGAATTTATGCTAATACATTCTACGGAAACATTCAAGGTAACGTTAGTGGAACAGTTAGCGGTAGAGCAGGATCTGCAGATAAATTAGCAAGTGCTACAACGTTTGCAGTATCAGGAGATGTTGAAGCTGCAAGTTTTGAATTTGATGGCCAAACAGGCGGCAGTACAAAGACATTTTCAATGTCAATTGCAAACACATTTATATCTAACAAAAATGTTACCTATGTTGCTGAAAACTCCGACGAAGTATTATTAAACAGACCCACTGGTTCAACTGGTGTGTTTAGAATTACAAAAGCTAATTTATTAAAATCAGTACCGTTAACACCAATTGGTACAATGTCTATGTTTGGTGGATCAACTGCTCCACTAGGATGGTTATTTTGTGACGGAACTGAGATACGTAAGTCGGACTATAATGATTTATGGTTACAAATTGGCTTTAATTTTAAAGACTCTTCACTTATTAGCGATAGCGGCGTTAACTTTTTTGCTTTACCTGACATGAGAGGAAGATTTGCACTAGGTTTAGACGCAATGGGCGGATCAAGTGCTAACAGAGTTACAGATGTTGCTGCTGATAGTATTGGTGGCACAGGTGGTACACAAAATACTGCACTTCAACTAGCAAACTTACCAGAACACGAACATGATATGGAAGGTGATAGCGGAACACAGTATTATGCAACTAGAGTTGGAACAGGTCAGCCTACAGATACAGGAGCAATCCAACTTTCAATTACTTCGGGTACACAAGGTACACATGGTTTAGCTTCAAGTGGTGGTATTAAAACTACATCATCACTAGGAACTCCAATGAATACAATTGATCCTTACTTGGCTATTAACTATATTATGTATACTGGAGTTACAACATGAGCTATCAACTAAACAGGACAGACGGTACATTACTTACAGCGTTAATTGACGGCCAAATTGATACAGCTAGTACAAACCTTACACTAGTAGGTAAAAACTATACAGGATATGGCGAAGCATTTAATGAAAATTTTATAAAATTATTAGAAAACTTCTCTAATGCTGCTGCACCTAGTAATCCGTTAACAGGGCAACTATGGTGGGATACTACATCAGCTAGACTAAAAGTTTATGACGGTACTGTTTGGAAAGCAAGTGGTGGACCATTTGTTCAAAGTTCTACACCTACAATGGTTGCAGGCGACTTGTGGATTAATAACTTAACTAATCAAGTATATGCATTTGACGGAACTGATATAATTTTAATAGGCCCACAATACTCAGTTACACAGAAAAAAAGCGGGTTTGAAATAGGGCAGTTACTTGATAGCCAGGGCAGATCAAGAACAATAGCATATTTGTATATTGGAGCAACACTTAAGGCTGTAATTAGTGATATAGAATTTACACCTGCATATGCAGAAAGAATTGTAGGGCTAGTTACTGCAACTAATACATCAGGAATTATATACGAAGGCTACAATCTTATTGATAAAGCCAACTTTAAATGGCA